ATTGCTGACGACCCAAGGGGCCGTCAGTCCTCTCGATGAAATCGACGATTAATCGTCGATTTCATCGAGAGGACTGACGGCCCCTTGGGTCGTCAGCAATCTTTGATCGCTACCTATTATCCGATAAGGATTTTTCTTTGTGATAAATTCGTTATCACAAATGATTAATGGATAGTAATCAGAGGTTGTAGGTTTAAAACCTGGAAGCTCAGGATTCAATTTCTGAGCCATACTGGCTGTCAATAAACTTATATTGATATCACCAGTCCAAGGACTAAACCTATTGATCTTGTCGAGAACGCAATGACTACGATTTGTAATCATTGGACGTTTAACGTCAAGATCAAGAGGACTTGAACCAGAAAGTCCGGCCAAGCCGAAGACTGACTGACTTTTCAAGTCCCAAGCATCTTTGAATCTCCAACCATGGTAACCTGTCAAATTGACAGGATTACCCTTGTTTGGCTGTGTATATAACACAGGCTTGCATATCCTAGAAATAAATTCTCTGGAAAGAGAAACCGAGGATTTAACCTTCCTCGAAAATTCTAGTGTTTTGCCAGCAATAAGATCATCGACGCTATATTCCTCAACAAATGACTTGATCTTTCTGATTTTATGCCAATTAAGGGATAAATCAGGAAGGTCGTAATTAAGACCTCCGATATTAGTCGAAAGACGAGAAGGTACAACTCTATCATTATAGAGTCGTACTTCCTCGTTGAATCGACTATTCCGAAGAATCCTAATATACTCATTGTAAGGAACAGAATGCAGAGCTTTTAATTGAGCAAGAGACGAACCTACAGTAATGTAGTTTTGTTCTTGTTTCAACGAAGGTAAACCGAACGCAGGTGCGATCGGCATAACTCCAACTAGCTCTCCATTCGAATAAAGCCTCTCAACGAAGACATATTTAGTACTATGTAAATAGTCCTTATCTAAGTTGACGACTCCTCCTAAACTAGTGACTAATTTATTGTAATTAATAGACTCAATTTCACTAGTATGGAAGGCAGCATCATCACCACAAGTTAATAAAATTTTCTGCCCGTGGGTTTCCCTATGACAGAATTTTGTAACGAGTGGTAAGATGGGCCAAGACAATGGTTCCCCCATACATGGACCCTTACGTTGAACGCCGATAACCTTAAAGTTGTCTGAGATAAACGATACATAATCGTTTTCAAATCGTTTAACATAAGCTTCTATGACTGTGAGCTCCATTGACGAATGACTCCCCGATTTGACGAGGTCGATATCCATAAGGAGAGTTGGCAGCTGATCAGGCGTAATACCTGATCGTCTGTACAATTCTGGTTCCTTTGAATATTCGGTCTCCCAAAACGGGTCACGGATTCTAAACTTCCTAAGCATAGGAGGTTCAAAATCTGTAACTTTGACAACATTCTTATATGAAATTTTAAATTCCCCTATAAGATTCTTTTCTTCAAGATTAGGAGAAGATATAACAATATCTCTCCCATCGGCTGGATAAATCCAGTTGATATAATCTTGAGCAAAAGGAAGATCAAAAAAGTATCCGAGGTCAATAAACCTTTGATACATCGATCTAATGATGTCAAAAGAGTAGTTATCTGTTGCTAACGACAAATCTTGCGAACGAATTAATCTTTTAAAGTGCGGTCTAAGTACTTTGTACTGACCACCCTTAAGAGATTGACTCATAGCAGCGTCTGTTTCCATCATCGAGTTGACACGGTCTCTTAAAAAAGAGCCCAAAACTTGAACTGGAACAAGACTTTTTGTCGGTATCCTATATTTGCCTCCTCGTTCTTTAAGGACGAGGACAGTAATAGGATTTCTTGGGAATAATGTAATTATATTCCAACAAGCAGCAGTTAACAAAATTGTCCTAGCTTGACCGACGAACCATTCTCGGCTGACCGCTTCTTTGAAGGGTCGACTAAGAACTCGTCCACTTTTCATGACCTTGGTAAGAGTTACTGGAAAATACCAGTAATCAGTTTGGCGTTCAACCATAAACTTCTCAGTTTGTTGTTCACCAAAAACCAAAGTCTTGCAAAAGTAGCTAGACAAAGCCCATCTATCAGGAATCGACTTAAGCCCGGCTCTAAGCCGGCAAGTCTGATACTTGATAAGATGAGAATAAAGACTGCTTTGACCTCCTTTCTTTCGGGTTCTCTCAAGAGAACTCTTACTCGAAATAGTCAAAACAGTCGGTTTGTCGGATCTATGCATCGGAAGCCATCCAGAGATAAATTCTAAGAATCTATCTTTAGAATCAGGATCCACAATGCCTTCCTCACTAACCCTATCTACGTATGAATATACAGTAGGTTCTGGTCCGTGAGGAAGTGATCTGACAATATACCTGCCCCAAGCGCAAACTCTTTCACTCAAATAAGGAAGAAAAACCCTAAATGAGCCCGAGAGTTCACCTTCTTTATCAAAGAATCTCTTTTCACAATAATTGGCGAATGATTTACACTCGCTAATCATTGAGTCAGGAGACTCAAACAATAAATAAGGTAATTTATTCCTGAGGAATCGACAGATTCGATCAGGAACACGCTTGAAGCATGTTGTGACAAAACCTCTTATAGTCTGATAAACTCCTTCTATCTTCGTGAGAAGATCGAGAGAATTTTGACGCCTATAGAGGTCTTTTCTCTTTACACCATTTATCCAAACCCGGATCGCTTCAAAACGCTCTGGATGGGAAAAAAGGTAAGGAGAAACTTGTTTATCATATCCGAACCGAGCGAGATTATAATATATTCTCATCTGTTCTGGTATAAAAACAAGATTGTCACGAATGTACTTGTCAAACACATCAAAACTTGGAAATCTAGGTGATTTAACGCACTTAGAAAAATCAAGCTTGAAGTATTGATCAAGTACATTTCTGTAACGACTCATAATCCTCAGTGAACCGAACAATCGGTATTGCTGAGAAGAAAAGTCGAGACAGAAGTTCCCCACAATACGACCTCCGTCAAGACGAAGGTCGCTCATAAATTGATATCCCTCAACAGGGACATCAATTAATGAGGTTAGGAACTTCATTTGATAAACATGTTAGACATGGACTTAACCATGTCTGAAAACTGCTTCATCTGAGCCAAGAAGGCAGGATCAATATAAAATCCTGACGACTGAGGAGGATAAGCAGACATGTTCATCATAGGATTGAAAGTAGGATTGGGTCGACCCATCTTACTATAATCCATAGGTATGGTAACATTGTTATCCCGAGGTTTCTTTAACCTTAATTTAGGTTTGTTCTTCCAATCAGGAAACTTCTTTTTCAATCGAGCTAGCTCATTTGCAAAAGAACGTTCCTGAGGGGTAGAAGGATTCGAAACCAACGGGATACCTTTAAATTTCTCTTTGATCTTTGACCATAAAATCTCGACTTGTGCCTGGTCTGTAGCAGTCTTTTTAACCTGCGACGATGACCAGACACTAAAAGTATCTTTCGATACTTTGCCGGATTTGAGGTCTTTCTCAAAGAGAGAACCATATTTACCATAACCAGAGATAACCCAGTTAGGAAGCCTGTCATTTTTCAAATTCAATATTTGAGAAAGACGGGTAATAGCATCAGGAGAGATTCCAAAGAATTCTACTCTAGATGCACCTTTCTGACGTTGTTTCTGATTAGACTTAACCTCAGGCAGTATCTGATCTTTAGAATCAGGTATAACTACACGAGGTTTAGTCTTTTTCTCTTTTCTCTCTGGAAGTTTTTTCCCTTTTGGGATAACTTTCTCTTCCTCCTTTACAGGGGGAATCTCCTTTTTCAAAGGAACTTTGCTAGTACTAGCAACAGAAAGGAAAGAGCGAGGATTTATATGTCTAGCATATAATTTTGCGGATTCAAAATGAACTGAATCTTCAAAGGTTTCTGCTATTTCGCCAAAGTACACAACAGTACCTTGGCCCATATAAATACTCCTGATAGACCTATATGTAAAATCTAAGGGGAAAAACAATTTTTCCTCACTCTCAAGTTTAACTGCCTGAGTATCGAATTGTTGAAACATTTCGATAAACTTAGGTTCTACTTGAGACAGATCTGCCAGATGGGCGAATTTAATACCATAGTCATCAGTCTTATCAAAGATAAGATTGGTTGGACGTTTTAGACCTTCCGGTTTAAAGGTATGAAATTTGACCTTCTGGCACATATATGCCATATCATTAACATCAGGACTACGATCTTTAAGATTGAGAGTACCGATGACAGGTTTAGTTATTTTTTCAATATCAACCTCTGGAACCTCGAAAGAGCGAACAGAGGGGGAGATTGGAGGACTAACTAAACCTGCTTCCTCGGAAAACGAGTATTCAACTCGTTGACCGACAGAAGCAAGCCGTTCAGCTAATTTCTTGATAGCTGCTTTCAGACTTCGAGTGTTATTATTAATAACCCCTAGGCTAAAAACAGGCTTTTCAGAATCAGACTGACGAACGACTGATAAACCACACATTGTGCACCAGCTATTAAACGAAATAATAGCTTTCCTGAGGGATCCTAAAACACCTTTGGTGTAAGATCCTTCTGGGCGCGCAACGAATCCATCACGAATGATGAGCTCCTGTGGTAGAAGTTCCCATTTAATATAACCTATATTTTGAAATATAGCGTTATAGGAATGAGTGAGAAGATTATTCTCAACATAACTCCGGAAGATCTTAAGATCATCCGGCTTAAATGGAAATGTTCTGTACTGAAGGGACAAAGGACTCAAAACAGAAACCTGGTAATTAAATTCATTACTAGGATTGAGTTCCTTAGTCTTCTTTAGTACATTGACACGATATTCCTCTGAATTAATCTGAATCTCAGAGTTCTTAATGAAACCATTGAGATCTCTGATAACTGAATCATTCTTACCGCCTTCATTAGCGGATTCAAGAGTGGCCAGTTTACATTGAAAGTCTAAAAGACTTTTTTTGTGACCAGATATGACTTTTTCAAGTGACACGATTTGATTATTAATCGCGGACTTGATAGTTTTCATAGGAAGACCCTTGTCAACCCTTGTGAAGAGGATCCGATGGGGACGACTGAACTGATGATTCATCTTTTCACCGTCGTAACCAAGGAATCCTTCGATTTGGCAGCAAGCTGTCAAAGCGACTGATAAAGGTCCAGGTTTTTGCAAATATGCAACCGATCCTTTAACATCTTCAAATTTTGTATCAAGTGTAAGTTCGATTTCTATCGGACTTAACACTTTATTTCTCTTTTCAGAGAGCATCCCGGACAAATTTCCGAGGCCATTCACATCGTTAA